TGATGTTTGTCATTTTGTTTGGTTTTATTTAGCTATTAAAATGTCAACTTGATTCATTACACTATGATGTATATATGAGAGGCCGAACCATAGCACAAGGCCGGCTGTAATCACTATTATATATTGTTTGGTTATTGTCATTTGTTATGTGGTGTTTGGTTATGTACACCAGCCAGAACTCGAGAGGCTCGAGCGCTGAAGCTGTACACGTTTAATCTAGTAGCGGGCTTTCTGGCATCTTGCTCGGCTCGTGCTCGCTTTCATCTGATACTATGTCATTATCTGATTCTATCCACTGTACAGAGTTTATATATTCGCAAATTGCGGGGTTATACTCGTTATAGTTGATATAGTTGCAAAGGGCTTGCTTCACGTCACACTCTTGGCCATTGTCTAGCGCCTCGGCGATTTTGTGGCCAATCTCGCCATATTGCATAACATCTGTATAGAAGTTTTTTGCATTATATAGAGAAGTGGCTCGCGCGTTGCCGTTGCCGTTTATGTAAATGTTTCGGCCGTCTTTACGATTCAATATTGTATCTATTATCATTTCAATGTGCAGGGCTCGAGGGTGTTAGCTTCTCGGCCTGTAGGTATATCATAGCGCGCTGGCGGTGTCGTGTCAATAGGGTGTTAAAAGAAAGTTGTGGATAGCGAAAAAGCGTTGATATATAAGGGTTATTTGGCGGGTTTTTGTGGGGGGTTTGGATTTTTGCAACTTGTAGCGCGTGGGGTGGGGTGGGCTTCAGGGGTTGCGCTCGGCGCGCGTTGCTAGCTCGCTTATTGCTTTACATTGTAAAGTAATACTCTTGACAAGCTGGCCTATACGTGGCACCACGTACCATGCTATTGACGCTTTGTTTTTGGTGTGTTATTATATTTTAGCCTTGATTTACAACGCTTTCTTGACGGCTTGGGGGGTGACCCCTATCAAGACCCCCGGGTATATTTTTAAAAAAAAGAATCCTATACCCTCCCCAGCGCGTGCAGATGGGGTGACCCCTCCCTTTTTCTATGATTTTATGTAAAAAAATTCCCAAAAAAATTTTACAAAGTAAAAATGGCCAAAACCAACATAAGCGGTTTTTTTATGTTGGTACAAATCTCTTTAGTTTACAAGGGATATTTTGCATGACCAACATATACCAACCTGACTCAATTTCTTATGTTGGTCAATAAGTGCTTATATATCAAGGGGATTCTGGTAATACCAACATAAGATTCTTTTTTTTTCTATGAATCTCATTAGGAATAATAAAATAAGGTAGTAGTATGGTATATACCCCTATTAAAAGCATTATGACGATGCTCTTGGAACTTTCATTATGTTGGTGTTGAAAATAGTGACTTTAGCATTATAAATCAATACCTTTTTGTACCAACATAAGATTTTTCGTTGTGTTGGTTGTATTTTATCCAAAATATGGTATGATGTAGGTATGACTAAAAAAGAAATTATATTAAAAGTTGACGAAAACATTAGAAATGATTTTAAAGCTCGATGTTCTGTGAAGGGTTTATCTATGACATTTGTACTCACTCAGTTTATGAAGGAGTACGTTAAGAGGGATATTATTGAAACTCGCCCGGCTGCGCCTAAAGTTGTATATATTGATGATGAAGGTTTTGCATTACCTGAAGGAAATTTCCCTAAAGGGTACTTAGGAGGAGTAGTACCATCTGACTTCTAATATGAAATGTATTGATGAAGACTGTGGCAAAGTTGCAGTAACAAGAGGTTTATGTGAATCACATTATGGTAAAATGAAAAAAATAGTCCAACATTGGGATAACACTTTATTATGGGAAGATTTTGAAAAACAAGGAAAGTGCTTACCTAAAGGTGAGTTGCGTAAATATAAACTACCGAAAAGATTCAAGACGTTATATAATAAATGATATGACACAAATACCACGAAACGGTTCTACTCTACGTCAGATGGCTTACGCTAGAAGGGTGTGGGGTGCTAAAGGTGAGAACAGGTCCGGGATTGCTCGTGACCTCGGGTATTCGGCTACAGTAGCTGCATCGCCGAAAGATAAAATCGAAAAGACGAAGGGATTCAATAATGCGATGAATATGCTCGCGCAGGAAAGTAACAGCCTCGCGCTATCAATAATGCACGAGTTCAAATCCCGTGGTGTGAAGGACTTCTCAAACAAGGACCTTATCGGAGCACTTAATGCGATAGGTGGAGCGTGGGCGAAATTTAATCCGAAGGAGGAGTACGAATCGAAAAAGAGTAAGGATAATAATAGGCTCCGGTCGGTGATTCTTCAGCAGGTGGAGAACCAGACGATTAACACCGCTCCACAGAAAGTCGAAAATGTGATTGAACTCGTACCGAAGAAGTACAGGAATGTACAGTACCAGGAGAATCCGATTGAAGGAATAGACACTGACTTCTAGTATAGAAGTCCTTTAACAACATATGGCAAATCCAGTAAACGAACACAACGAGAGGATTGTTCAAATTCTTACAGAAAATCCGAGTCTCATAAAGAGTAAAGAGTGGAGACTCAAGAACCTGTATTGGATAATCGACAAGGATGGAAAGAAGAGTGTGTTCTCTATGAACAGAGCGCAGCAGCATTTCTATGATACTTACTTGAACGTTCCGGACCCGTACCATCGTCACATTATTCTTAAAAGTCGTCAGCTCGGGTTCACTACCTTTATTGACTTGTACATCCTGGACGAGATACTCTTTACTACCAACAAGGAAGGGATTATTATTGCGCACAAGCTCGAGGATGCGGTGACTATTTTCGACAAGAAGATTGACTTCGCCCTCCGTAACATGGCCGATGATGTGAAAGGTGCGTTCTTTAGACTGAACCGAAACAGCTCGAGAAAGATTCAGGTGACTATTGATTACGGAAAGGATGTGGGGTCTACATCCTCAATCCTCGTGTCGACTTCCGGACGTTCGGGAACATACCACCTCGTGCACATCTCGGAGTTCGCTAAACTATGTGCGACTGTACCGAAGCGAGCGGAGGAAGTTATTACCGGAACATTCCCAGCAGTACCATTTGACGGGTACGTTTTTATCGAGTCCACGGCGGAAGGTATGGCCGGATATTTTTATGAGATGTTCAATGAGAACTGGCTCACGAGAGATAAAATAAACCATACGCTCTCGCGTGTTCAATTCATGCCGCACTTTTATAACTGGCAGTACGACGATATGGAAATGAAGAAGATTACGGCTCCGGTCCCAACCTCACAGATGGAGGAGTGCGAGATTCCGTGGGAGGAGTATCAGCGTGAGCATAATCTCTCGGATATTGAAATCACTTACTATTATATGAAGTGGCTACAGCTCGGAGGGAAGTCCGGGACTGATGCTATAAAGAAACTCAAGCAGGAATATCCGACAACGGCGGAGGAGGCGTTTCTTTCAACAGGGCAGTCCTATTTCCCTATTGCGAAAGTGTCGTCACTTCTTTCACAGGTAAAACCGGGAGTGAAAGGGGAGTTGATTGATACCGGAGATGGGAAGATACAGTTCCAACCGGTAACATCGGGGTCTTTTGAGATGTTCGAAGCTCCGCAACCGAACGTGAAGTACGTCATAGGAGGAGATACGGCGGAGGGTCTCGCTCACGGAGATGCACAAGTGCTCTATGTTATTAACCACAAGACGGAGGAGTGTGCGGGGTTGTACAGGTCCCAGGTTCCACCAGATGAATTGGCCACGGATGCGTATAAACTCGGGAAGTTCTATAACTGGGCACTACTCGGGATTGAAGTGAACAAGGACGGACTGTGGGTGAACGATGCGCTCGAGAAGATGGGATACCTCAATCTGTACTATAGAAAGGCTTTTGATGATATTACTCAGAAGGTTACAAAATACTTCGGGTGGAAGACAACGAGTGCTACACGACCATTCTCACTGGCTTCGCTAAAGGCGGTCTTTATTAGAAAAGATAAAGGATTTCCAGCTGCGCTATTAGGTGAGATGTTCACGTTCGTTAGAAATGCGAAAGGAAAAGCGGAAGCGATGCTCGGAAAGCACGACGACATAGTAATGGCGGCCTCAATTGGGTACGCGGTACTGCAAGAGCAGGGAAAATATATCGAAGAAACGCAGCAAGCGGATTCATTATCGCACTTTAATGCGATGTGGAATGATAAGTAATTGCACTTTATTAAATAAAACGTTATTATTATAGTATGAATCCAACTTCCACTGAGAAAGTTCCAAAAGATGACAAAAAAACGATAGAATTTATCGATAATAAGAAAAAAGAGATGAAAAAGTCGCAGTATCGCGAAAAATTCGATGCTCTTGCGGCGGAAATTGAAATAAATCTCGTAAATACGAACGTAACCTATGGACAGAAGCTCTACGAGAAGTCTGGATGGGGTTCAATGGTGTTCTACAACAAAATGGCCAACGGTGCGTATGATATTAACGTATATCCTCAGAAATTGACTGACCGTGACCAGAACCGCTCAGGTGTTCCGGTATCTCAGGAACCG